GGCTGCTCAAAAGGCAGCTTCATTAACTCCAACTCTTGAAAAGCCAAAACCAAAACCAAAGCCCAAAAAGGTAAAACTAAATGGCGATAACTCTTGATGCAACTGTTGGTGGTGCTAACGCAAACACCTATATAACACTCGATGATGCAAACTCATTTATTGAAGGTTTAGTCCTCAGTGATGACGCTGCAGCATGGGATGGTTCAAGCAACGATAACAAAAATCGTGCATTGTTCACGGCTGCACAAAGAATTGATCGTGAAAAGTTTTTAGGGGCTCGGGTAGACGACACCCAGGCTCTTGAATGGCCAAGATCAGGAGTAAGAAAACCAGATACTTACACCAACCTTTATGGCTTATCTTTTCCAAATAGATTAGTTGCTGATTATTACACTGATACTGAAATTCCAGATCGTGTAAAAAATGCACAGGTTATTTTGGCGGTATATCTCAACAACAATAGGAACGGGTTAGAGTTAAGTGGTCTGGAAGATTTTGAAACAGTTAGTATCGGTAATATAAATGCAACCCCTAGATTTTATGGGGCTGTTGGTATTGATCGAATTCCACCGATAGTTGATCATTACTTGATGGGTATTAGAATAGGTGGAAGAGCAAACTTACAAATTAAGAGGTCATGAAAATGGGCTACGGTTACGAATACCCAGCAGCAATCATCATTACAGATACAAACGCCCATACTGGCAGATTTGGTAAGGTGCATTGTTTAACAGATGCTGAAGCTACTTTTGTTGCTGAGAATATTACAGAAAATGGTTCTGCAACTATTAACGGCATCACAATGAAAGCATCATCCGAAGTTTGTGGTGTGATCACAAGTATCACTCTTGCAAGTGGTCAGGTCATAGCATATTCATTATGAGTCTTGCCAACGCACTAAAAAAAGCAGCATCAAAAACTTTAAGTAAGCTCGGAGGTGATGTAACTATCAGACAAGTAACGGCTGGCAGTTACAACACAACTACTGGAGCTATCACAGAATCCACATCTGATACTACTGTTAAGGGTGCGTTAACAAATCTAAACAGATCTGAGGTAAATGATCTGATTGAATCTCAGGACAAGAGGTTAACAATATCAGCAGGGGATTTGACCTTTGTACCGACCACAAAAGACAGAGTTGTTATAAGTAGTGTTGAATTTAAAATTATTCAAGTCGTAACGAATGAACAAAATAATACAGCAATAAGTTTTGATCTTATTTTGAGGTAATCATGGCTAGAGAAATTAATTTAAATGATATCGGAGATCATTTCGGGGAGAAGGTTCAAAAAACTGTGAGAAAAGCAACTTTCAAAGCAGAAAAAGACATAAAAGAATTTACACCAGTAGATACTGGTAATTTAAGAAGTTCATTCCAAAGCGAAGTCAAGCCTTATATTGGTGAAGTTTTTACAAACGTAGAATATGCAGAGCCTGTTGCTTATGGAACCAACTTACCTCCAAGCTGGGGTGGTCAATACAGAACAAGACAGCAGACAATTAAAGGTTATCCAGAACTTATTGCAAAGCAACTGGAACGATTTATTGCAGATGAATTTAGGAGTTCATAATGGCAGCAATTGATTTGAACACTGTAAGATCAACGATTGAAGGAAGGCTTGCAACAGAACTTGCATCAAGTCCAGCTGTTCCTGTTGTATTTAATAATATGGCATTTGATTCCACTACAGAAGATACTTTTGTTCAATGCCAGACAAGTTTTGGCTCTGGTAGTTATTTAACAATGGGTGGGTCTGCTAACTCTACAAACAGTGTTGTTGGTTTACTCTTGATTAATATATTTACAGAAGAGGGGATTGGGCCAGGGTCAAACTATGTGATTGGCAAAAGATTGCGTGACCTTTACAATAATATTACAGTTTCAAATGTGATCTTTGATTCACCAATCGGGCCTGAAGTATTAACATCAAGTCCAGAGGGTAAGTTTCAAACACAACTTAGGATAACATTTGAAATATATGAGGATCTTTAATCATGCCAAAACTTGAAATCACAGAAGAAATGCTTGACGCTATTCAAGCTGTCAAAGGTGTAAGAGATTCTAGAATGTGGGATCCTAATTGCAAAAGATATATGGAGAATCAAGAAAATTCAAAAAAAGATGTAAAAAAGACTGAAAAGAGTTAATATATTTATAAATCTTTCTTTTTTTTGTTATGGCTGCTGTAAAAGGTGATGTCGGTAAAATAATGTTCCATAACGCTGCTGGAACAGAAGCTGATATTTCAGGTCTTAGAAATTGGTCTTTATCAATTACTAAGGACACTCAAGAAACCACAGTTCAAGGTGATACTTCAAAAACTTTTGTTGGTGGTTTAATTTCTGGAGAAGGTTCAGCAACTCTCATTTATGACAATGCTGGCAACTCTGATTACTTGGCATTTGTTGAGGACATATTGACAACTGGTGATGCTGGTGATGCGTTGTTTGAGTTGTTCCCAGATAGTTCAGCTAGTTCCAAAAAATTTGGTTTTTCTGGAATAGTTACAGGTGCAGAATATGGAGCAACAATTGGTGAGATCCAAGAAATAAATATTTCATTTATAACAACTGGTGCAATCACTTCAGATATATAGTAAATTTCTAATAACTAACCCCACAAAAACATGGCAACAAAAAGAACCGTTGATCTTATCACTGAGGCTTTCAGTGATGTAATGACCGCAAGAAGAAAATATGAACTAAAAACCCCAAATGGTGAATTATTAAAAGAAATATATTTTCCACCACTTACAAGGTTTGATAGAAAGAAAGCTCAAGTTGCTGCTGGTACAGATGATGCTTTGACAATATCTACAAAGCTTCTTTGCCAAATCGCAGAAAATGAAGATGGCTCAAAAGCCTTTCACTCTGCTGATGCTGAAAACTTACAGAGATTTTTACCTGAAACAGTTTTGAATGATCTTGAGTTATTTATGATGGATATTCAAGTTGACTTAGATACAGCAAAAAACGAATCAAGCGAGATAACTGGTTAAACTTTGAGTTTTTTCTCGCATCAGAATTAGGAAAATCTGTTAAAGAATTAAGGAAATCAATGACAGAAGAAGAGCTTGTTTACTGGGCTGCATATTATGAAGTTAAGAATGAAAGGGAAAGACAGGAAATGCAGCGACAAAAGTCCAAATAAAGGTAATATATAATAAAGGTTATTTGTATTTGTGGCACAATCAACAGTCAGATTAATAGTTGATGCACAAAATGCAATTTCTCCATTAAAGAGAGTAAATGATGCTACAAAAAATTTAAGCAGAAATACAGATAAATTAAAAGATAGATTAAATAAATCAAACAGATCAATAAGAGAATCAGGTAGGGCAGCAAAATCAGCCAGTGGTGGTTTTGCAACATTAAATAAATCATTGATGCCCTTGTTGAAGGCTTTGGCAGCAATAGCAGCTACAAGATTTGTTTTTATAAATGCTGCTGATATTGAGACACAAAGAAAAAGCTTAGAAGTGCTTACTGGTTCTCTTTCTAAAACAAATGAAATAATAAAAGAATTACAAGATTTCGGTGCAGTTACTCCTTTTAAAAGTAGTGAACTTATAGAGCAAACAAAACGTTTGAAGGCTTTTGGTTTTGAAACTAATGAATTAGTTGATACCACAAAAAGGCTTGCCGATGTTGCTGGTGCTACTGGGGCTGATTTACAAGGTATTGCAACAGCCTTTGGACAGATAAGAGCAAAAGGTAAATTACAACAAGAAGAAAATTTACAGTTATTAGAGAGAGGAGTTGATATAACAACTGAACTTAAAAATATTACAGGTTTACAAGGTGAGGCTTTTGAAAAAGCACAAAGACAAGGGAAAATTGGGGCTGATCTTGTAAATCAAGCACTTATAAATTTAACAAACGAAGGTGGTGCCTTTTTTGAAGGTGCTTCTTCACAAGCAACAACACTAAATGGAAAATTATCCACTTTGATAGATTCAACTGAAAGTTTAGCCAGAACAATTGGAGAACAACTATCACCAGCAATCAAAGGCGCATTGGATCTTGCAACAAAAGGTGTAATGGCTATAGAAAAAATGTTTCAAAGATTTGGTGATATTGGTGATGTTGGTTTAGGCAATGTAGCAAAAGCAGAAATGGATGCAAGAAGAGATGCTGCGAGACTAACAGCAACAAGATTTGGCACTAAATTTAAAGGCCAGAGTGTCTTCGCAAGTAAAGAAGAAAATAAGTTTTTTAGAGAACAGTTTGAACTTTTAAAAAAACAAAATATTGAAAGAGAAAAATTAAGAAAAAAATCTTTTGAAGAAGTGCCTATTTTAGAACAAATTAATAAAAAACAAACAGAAAAAACTGAAAAAATAATTGAAACAAATAATGCAGCAAATATTTTTAATCAGACTTTAGATAAATCAGTTTTTATTTTTGATGAAATCATTTCAGAGACAGATCAACTAAAAGAAAAATTTATGGAGATAGGACAAGGGATTGAAGATGGAATTGTTTCTGGACTTACTGATGCGGTTATGGGAACAAAAACTTTAGCTGAAGCTGCAACTGGTGTTTTGAACAATCTTAAAAGAAAATTGGTGGAAGTTGCAATCCAACGTGCAGTTTCTGGTATTGGTAATTCTATTGGTGGATTTTTGGGTGGAATATTTGGAGGAAGAAAAAAGAAAACAGCACCTTTCATCACAAATACTTTTCTTGGAGGAGGGGCAAGTAGGTTTTTAGGCTCTGGTCTTTCAAATATATTTAGAGCCAACGGTGGGCCAGTCTCTGCTGGAAGGTCTTATGTTGTAGGAGAACGTGGGCCTGAGTTATTTACGCCAAGATCATCTGGTATGGTTACAGCAAACGATAAAATAGGTGGAGGAACAACAAACATGGTTACAGTAAACGTAGATGCTTCAAATTCTTCTGTGGCTGGCAGTAGCACTGATGCACAGGCTTTAGGGGCAGCGATAGCGGCTGCTGTACAGGCGCAACTTGTAAAAGAAAAAAGACCTGGAGGACTTTTAACAAGGTAACATGGCAACTTTTCCTTCTATTCAGCCTACTTATGGGATGAGAAAAACAAGCGCACCGAGAATCAGGTCAACAAGACTTGGTGATGGTTATGAGTTTCGGGCATTATTTGGACTTCCATTGACTCAAGATCCAAAAGTATATGATCTTACTTTCAATGTCTCAGAAACACAATCTGATGTCATAGAAGGCTTTTTGCGTAGCCGTGTAAATGATCAGGCAAGTTTTACCTTCACACCTCCAGGAGAAGGCTTTACAAAAACAGGTACATATAGCCAAAGCGGAACTACTGTGACCATAACGATTACTAATCATGGCCTTGCCATTGGTGATGTAGTAACTATTGATTACACTTCTGGATCAGCAACCGATGGTGATTTTGCAATCGCCACAACTGCTGATGATAATACATTCACGGTGACGGCAGCTTCTTCTGCGACAAACAGTGGTAATGTATCGGTTACATTATCAGGTGCTGGAAAATTTGTCTGCCAATCATGGACAAAAACCATACCTTATAACAACAGAGCAATATTAAACTGCACTTTCAGGGAGGTATTTGAACCGTAAATGGGATTACCTACAGCAGAACTACAGGCATTAACAAACAAATCTGTTATTGAACTTTATACATTGACATTGATATCTGCATTACATGGCTCTACAGATGTCACTAGGTTTCATTCGGGAGTTGGCATGAACAGTAATGCCTCAATTATTTGGCAGGGTAATACTTATGATAAATTTCCGATACAGGCTGAAGGGTTTGAATATTCTGGCCGTGGGTCGCTTCCAAGACCGACAATAACAGTTTCAAATATACTTGGAACTATTACAGCATTGATGGCAACAGTAAATGCCACAACACCATTCAATGATCTTCAGGGAGCGAAGTTTGTACGCATACGCACTCTTAGTCAGTTTTTAGATGCTGCAAACTTTCCATCAAGTAAAAACCCTTTCGGCACACCAGACAGCACGGCAGAATTACCGCAAGAAATTTATTTTATAAATAGAAAAATTGCAGAAAATAGAGATATCGTACAGTTTGAACTCGTATCAGCACTTGATCTACAGGGAGTCCGTGCGCCAAAACGTCAGGTTACAAGAAAAGATTTTCCAGGTGTAGGTACTTTTGTAAACGCATGACTTGGAAAACTGATGCTGCAAAACACGCTGAAGAATGTATGCCAAAGGAATCCTGTGGTCTGCTTGCACTTATAAAAGGAAAAGAAACCTATTGGCCTTGTAAAAACATTGCAGAATCTGGGTTTGAATATTTTATTATCGACCCTGATGATTGGGCAGAATGTGAAGATACAGGTGAAATAATTGGTATTGTTCATTCGCATCCTTATGAGCCACCACAGCCTTCTGATAATGACAAAGCAAGTTGTGAATTTTTAGATTTACCTTCTCATATTTATAGCGTAAGAATGAAAGAATGGTGTTCTTTTGAACCTAGTGGCTGGAAAGCACCGTCACTTATCGGCAGAAGTTTTATCTGGGGTGTACATGATTGCTGGTCAATAATCCATGATTGGTACAAAGAAACAAAAAATATTGATCTAAAAATATGGGATAGACCAAAAAAGATAAAGGATTTTATTGAGAATCCATTGTTTGAGAAAGGCTTGCCGATTACAGGATTTAAAAAACAACCGACAGAAGATGATATACAAGTTGGTGATGTTTTATTATTTCAATCAACTTCAGGTAACTTAGATCATGTTGCAGTTTATATTGGTGATAATATGATTTTAAATCATAATATAAGAAGATTAAGTTGCAGAGAGCCTTTTGATTTAGGTTATCAGCAAGCACTTAGAGGGGTTTACAGGTATGCAGCTTAAAACAATAAAAGTATATGGAAGATTAAGAAAATTTCTTGGTTCATCATATTTTGAGGCTGCTGTATCAAGTCCAGCAGAGGCAATTCGTTTTTTGATGTGTAACTTTCCAGAAGTAGAGGCACATATGAGTCAGCAATATTACAAAGTAAAAATGAACAATATGGATGTTTCCTTGGATTTTTTATCAATGAAAGGTCGAGGTGATATTCAGATCATACCTATTGCAACAGGGTCACTTCCTGCGGTGACTGCCATTGTTGGTGGTATCGGTTCTGCTGCCACTGCTGCGGTTGGTGCTGTTTCTGCGGTAGCTGGTGCTGCAATTACAGCTGGTGCTGCTGTTTCTGCTATTCCAGTTGTTGGTAGTATCGCAACGGCCGTTGTCACGGATCTAGCAATTACTGGGATTACTTCTTTATTAGCCCCAACCCCTGCGGTTGTAGAAGGGCCAAGTCCTGTGGGAGATACTGATCCACAAATGGCGAACTCATATTCGTTTTCAGGCATCCAAAACGTGAGCGTCAGTGGTGTCAGCGTCAGCATAATATATGGAGAAGTGTTTACTGGCTCGGTTGTGATCAGTTCTGGTGTTGATACGGTACAGGTGGAGGGAACTACATAATGACAATTCCAGCTTTTGATGAAAACACAAGGCTTACTGATCCAACAGTTACAGATGATGTTCTTGCTTCAAAACAATTTCAGACATTAGTTGAACTTCTTGGAGAAGGAGAGATTGAGGGTTTTCCAAGTGCTGCTGGTCTTACTCAGGGAACAACTGCATATAACAACGCAGCTTTGAAAGATGTGTTTCTTAACGGTACTCAAGTTTTACAATCTTCAGCAAGCAATACAAGTCCAGCAGACATTGATTTCAACTTTCCCAATGTTTCCTTTGAACCTAGATTTGGCACTTCCAATCAAACTGCAATACAGGGTATTTCTGAAATAGAAACAGAAAATGCTGTCGGTGTTGCCGTTACAAAAGCAAGTTCTGTATCAAGATCTATAACAAATACTTCTGTTAATGCCGTCAGGGTAACTCTTGGTTTTCCCTCCCTGCAAAAGTTTGAAGATGATGGCGATATAAATGGTGCGGAAGTTGCCATAAATATTGAAACCATTGAAAACGATGGAACTACAACAACTGTTATAACCGACACTGTAAAAGGAAGAACTGCAAGCGCATATTTTAGGGATTATAAAATAAACTTTGCATCTGGTACTTCTTTTCCTGTAACGATCAGAGTTAACAGAACAACAGATGACAGCACAGAATCAACCTTACAAAATAGTTCATTATGGTCATCTTTTACCGAAATCATCAATGAACAGAGAGCATATGCAAACTCTGCTCATGTTGCAATAAGGTTTGATGCCCAGACCTTTCCATCAATTCCTTCACGAATGTACAAAGTTCGTGGAACAAAAATTAAAATTCCACATAATGGAACGGTTCAATCTGATGGCTCAATCTCATACTCTGGAACTTTCAACGGAACGTTTAAAACAGATAAAGAATGGACAAATGATCCAGCTTGGATTCTATATGATTTATTAACAACATCAAAAGGTTTTGGTGATCAGATTGATACAACACAACTGGATGTTTTTAGTTTTTATTCCGCTTCTGTTTATTGTGCAGAACAGGTTGATGATGGATCAGGTACTGGCAGTACCGAGCCACGCTTCTCAACAAATTGCGTGATCCAGAACCAGAAACAGGCCTATGATTTGATCAATGATTTATGTTCTGTGATGCGTGTCATGCCTTTTTATTCGGCAGGCACAATATCAATCACACAAGACAGACCAACAGATCCAAGTTATCTATTTAACCTGTCAAATGTTACAGAACAGGGTTTTACATATAGTAATTCATCAAAAAATTCAAAAGTAACTGTTGTAAATGTTGCTTATTTTGACAATGAAACCCAACAGATTGAATATGAAACAGTAGAAGATACCGATTTACAAACAAAATATGGAGTTATTACAAAAAATTTAAGAGGTTTTGCCACAACATCAAGAGGAATGGCTTCTCGTCTTGGGAAATGGTTTCTCTACACACAATCAAATGAGGCTGAGATTGTAAACTTCACCACCACTCTTGAATCAGGTACTTTGGTAAGACCTGGGGCGGTAATAAATATTGCAGATCCACTAAGGGCTGGGGTTAGAAGAGGTGGTCGTATAAAAACAGGAGTATCTACAACACAGATAATTGTTGATGATAAAAATAATACGGATCTAGCCACTTCAGGTTCTGCAACATTATCGGTAATACTTGCAGATGGCACACTTGAAACAAAAACGATAGACACAATATCAGGAACAACAATAACGGTATCTTCTGCATTTTCATCAACGCCACCATCAAATAGCGTCTGGGTTATAGAAAATACAACAGTTCAACTGCAAACCTTCAGAGTGATTGGTGTTACAGAAGTTGATCAGCTTGCATATCAGATCACAGCCGTTGCTCATAATTCATCTAAATATGAAAATGTCGAAGATGGCACTGCACTTGCCACAAGAACAATCACAACCCTTACAGAACTGAAACCATCTCCAAGTAACTTACAGGGGTCAGAACAGATTGTTGTACTAAATAATCGTGCTGTATCAAAACTTTTCATCCAATGGCAACCTGTAGCTGGTGTAACGGAATATATGGTGCAATATAGATTCCAGAATGAAAACTTCATATCAGAAAGAATTACAAGACCAGACTTTACAATTTTTGAAACAAAAAATGGTACTTATGAAATCAGAGTGTTCAGTTATAATGCATTAGGAAAACCAAGCACAACACCGTCAACAACAACATTTACAACTGTAGGTAAAACAGCATTGCCAGAAGATCCCAGCGGATTGACTTTAGAACCTGTTTCAGATCAGTTTGTAAGATTACGTTTTAACCCTTCTACCTCTGTTGATGTTTTGCATGGAGGCACAGTATCCGTAAGACATACACCCTCTGTTGACCCAGCAACGGCAACTTTCCAAAACTCTACAGAAATAATTCCAAAATTGGCTGGAAATATTACAGAAACACTGGTTCCAGCACTTACAGGCACATACAGCATTAAGTTCATTGATGATACTGGAAACAAGTCAAATAATGCAGCAAGAATAATTGTTACAGCACCTGACCCACAACCCAATCAAGTAATACTTACAGAAAGAGAAGATACTGACTCACCACCATTTCAGGGTAATAAAGTCAATACTTTTTATGACGCAACTTTTGATGGTTTGCTTTTAGATGGCACTTTGTTATGGGATTCAATAACACAAAATATTGATGACTTATCAAATATAGATTTTGCTGGCCCAATAAGCTCAAACGGAACTTATGAGTTTCAAAATAAAGTTGATATGGAAGCAATATTTAATTTAACTCTGAAAAGAAGATTTGTTACTTCAGGTCTTTTAGTAAATGATTTAATTGATTCAAGAACTGCAAATATTGATACATGGACTGAATTTGATGGAACACAGGCAGATGATGTTAATGCAAAACTTTTAGTTGCAACAACAGATATTGACCCAGCGACTTCAGTTTCAGCTACTTATGGACAGAGTGGAACAACTATTACTGTTACAAAAACAGACCACGGATATTCTGTTGGTGATTTTGTTGTGATAGATTTCACGGCTGGAAGTGCGACAGATGGCAATTATGAGATTCAAACAGTACCAAACGCAAACACATTTACAGTTACAGCCAGTGCTAGTGCAACCATATCAAGTGGCACTTCATGCACTTATGGAGCAAACTTTACTCAATTTAATACTTTTGCAAATGGCGAATACACAGCAAGAGGGTTTAAATTTAAGGTTGAACTTACGTCAGATGACCCAGCACAAAATATTAATGTCACTGAACTTGGTTATGAAGCAAGCGTAAAACGTAGAACAGAAACTGTAAATACTGCTATTGCAAGTCAATGTGCGACTAATAGTGCAGCAAAGACAGTGACATTTGGAAGTCCGTTTTTCGTGGGTACTAGTTCTTTAGGCGGTTCAACAACAGCATTTTTACCAACTATCGGTATCACTCTTGAAGGTGCTGTTTCTGGTGATTATTTTAAAATTACATCTATTACTGGTACTCAATTTGTAATTGAGACAAGGGATAGTAGTAATAACTTCAAAGATTTAAGTTTTAAATATACAGCTATCGGGTTTGGTAAAGGTACATAAATATGTTTATATTTAAGTTATCAACTATCATATACTTATACAAAAAGGATTAAGTAATGGCAACACATGATTATGATATAGCCAACCAATCAGGGGCTGCTTTTCGTACAGACCTAAATAATGCCCTTGCTGCAATACAATCTAATAACTCTAATTCTTCATCTCCAGCAACCACAGTCGCTTACCAATGGTGGGCTGATACCACAAACGGTGTTTTAAAAATAAGAAACTCATCTAATAATGATTGGGTCGAGCTTTTACAACTTGATGGAACTTTAACTCTTGAGGATGGTTCTGCAAGCACTCCTGGCCTAGCTTTCAGAGATGATTTAAACACAGGAATATTTAGTTCTGCTGCTGATACTTTTAACGTGGCAACTGCGGGTACAGAACGAATGCGTATAGATTCGTCTGGAAATGTAGGTATAGGTACAAGTCCAAGCAGTGAATTACACGTCAAAGGTTCTGGTGAAATTTTAAGATTAGAAACTACTGCAACTACTGGTAGTAATTATATAAACTTTAATGATGCTGATGAAAATAAAGCATTTTTAGGTTTAGGAAGTGGTGCTGATGATAGTTTTTCAATATCGTTATTAAGTAATGCTAGTTTAAAGTTTGCTACTAATAGTACAGAACGCATGCGTATAGATTCATCTGGAAACGTAGGTATAGGTACAACAAGTCCAGCTGCTGAACTTCATGTTGTGGAAAGTGGTACAGGAACTGGTACGGGAGGAATTACTTCTGAGACAGCATCTGGTGGTGGAAATGCTGGTTATGGCTTTAGGACTAATGGAACTAACCGATACAGTATTACCTTGATTGGTAGTGCTGGTTCAGAATCATTACGTTTTAATGATGACCAAAATAGTGCAGAACGAATGCGTATAACTAATGCTGGACATCTTTGTTATAATTGCACTAGCTTGCCAAGTAGTTCTGTTCAAGGTGTTGGTATTGAGAAAAAGACATCACAAACAATTCTTTTTATAAGTGCTGGTAATACTACTTCTGCATCAAATCTTGCTGAGTTCTTTAATTCAAATGGACAAGTTGGCAGAATCGTAGTAAGTGGCAGTGCAACAGCATACAACACTTCTTCAGATTACAGATTGAAAGAAAATGCTACTGCAATATCTGATGGAATTACAAGATTAAAAACATTAAAACCTTATAGATTTAACTTTATAGCTGATGCAAGTACAACAGTTGATGGATTTTTTGCACATGAAGTGACAGCAGTTCCAGAAGCAATAACTGGAACTAAAGATGAAGTTGATTCTGATAATAATCCTGTTTATCAAGGAATAGACCAAAGTAAACTTGTACCTTTACTTGTAGCTGCTGTACAGGAATTAATTACAAAAGTTGAAACTCTTGAAACTGCTTAGTATAATTGGATAACTTGAATTAATTTTATGCCAACTCCACAGGAACTGTACGAAGAAACAAAAACTCGTCTTGATCTGAATATTGCAAAAGCACAAATGTTAGAAAGAGAAATACAGGAAAAAAATGCAGAAAAAAATAAACTAATGCAACCAATAATGGAAGATCAAGGTGCATTAAAACAGTTAGAAAAACTTAGTGACGTTGTACAACCTATAGAATCAAAGTAAAATAAAATTAAACATTTATTATCATGGCTGTTACTTGGAATATTGCTGCTTTAGATGCAACAAAAACTGTAGGAAGTTTATCTGATGTTGTTACTGCTGTTCATTGGACTGCTAGTGATTCTGAAACTGTGGGAAGTGGCGATTCTGCTGTAGTGCATACTGGTTATGCCTACGGTTCTATTAGACTTGCTGAAGCTAACTCTGAATCGTTTACTGCTTATGCAGACATTACAAAAAATAATGCGATTACATGGGCTAAAGCTGCAATAGGATCTGATGAAGTGACAGCTATAGAAACAAGCATTGCTGCACAGATAACAGAATCTAAAACACCTACCGTAACTTCTGGTGTACCTTGGTAGATAAAACAGAAAGTCCTACATAAAGTGGTGCTAATGCACAGATTCCGCAGAAAGTTATAATAGTCACAGGTACTAATGCTTTAGCAAACGCTTCTTTCCACATATGTTTCAAAAAATTGCAAATGTATTGAGTATTATCTCATTTCTAATGGTAGCCTCCATGAGTGGTGGAGCGTACTTTGGTTACAAGTATGTAACTTCAGAACAGTTTAAATCAAGAGTCATGAATGAGATTCTTGGTAATGTATCAGGAATGATGCCTAAAGTACTTGAAAAAGGATTACCTAAAGTTACAGGTCCATCAATGCCTGTATCAAAAGGTTTACCTAAGTTATGAATTGTTGGCACTGTAAGACTGAACTTATTTGGGGTGGCGATCATAGTTTAGACGA